CTGATCTAACTTCCGTGTCCTCTGCCAGTGTCCAAGATCTGGTGAAAGATCGTTGAGCCATTCCTCTGTGGACATAGGTGGTTTCTGATTCGGTATCCTCTTTCTGTCCTTCGACAAAGAGTTTTCCGTCTTGTGTGTAGACATTTACTTCGGTTTTTCTAAATCCTGCAAGTGCAAGTTCTAGTCTTGATTCTACGTTACTAACCGTGACTAGATTGAATGGTGGATAATTCTTCGTTGTTTCATGTAGATTAAACAACCTATCGAAGTATTCATCCATTCCAATGCTATTCCTATTTATGCGTTCCATTAACGCAGGTAGGTCCGCAGCAGTGTACCGTGCAAGGTTTCCCATGATTGTATCTCCTTTAAAAGCGAGTTTGTGTTTTGTGGACCCCGAAGGCATCCATCATTATTTATAACAAAGCATAAAAAAACGAGGTAGTGAACCCCGTAGATTTTTATTCGGTTTCTTCTTTTCTTTTGTTTTTTGATCCAATGTTATACTTTTGCTCCAAAATCCACTCACCCTTATCTCTATAAGGAAGAACTTTGATTTGATTGAGTGGAGCAATGTCAGTAATCATATCAGGATTGACAACATCTACTAACCCCCAGTCAAATAAAAGTTTGACAATACGATTACGTCTTTGAACATCATTTACAGTAAGATTTGCCCTCTTACCATCCAAAGCAAAAAGTTCTTTGAAATGAGTAATGTAGTATCTACCCTGCTTATGAAGAATATGAGCACTTTGATAGAGTTTCTTTTCTTTTCTAGATGCAACTCCAATTCTCGTCAAAGTCTCTCTTACTTTCAAAAAATCATCAGGTTCACCAAGTATAACCTCAATCATCATATCTGGTGTCCAATGCACCTGCGCTTCAACAATTTGATCTGCCATTCTGTCCACCTTTTTCAAGTCGATGTTTAATAAAATTAAGTTGTGTATTATTTAGGACTTTCAAAGCTTGAGATGCCTTTTCATTACTGTAACCATAATATTGTTTTACAGCATCAATATCATTAATTTTATTTTTTCTAATCCAGGGAGAGAATCTTTTCTTTTTTCTAATGCTATTTAAATAAAATGCATATTGCACATCCTTCGGAAGATGAGAATGCATATTCATCTCATTTGCATAAAGAATACAATCAATGTGCCCAGACATACATCGATTGATAATGTAAGGTGGATAATCTTTAGCATTTGATGGATCTTCCATCAAATTTTCTTTTGTGAAGTTAATCGAATTCAACCAGTCTTTCAATTCCATTATTTAAATACAGCAGTAACACTAACAATTTTAGCACCAGGATTACGTGCAAGAGCAACTTCTCTTGCGTCTTGGTAATCTCTAGCAATCACACTTTCAGAAAAAACTTGACCTGCTTTATACAATTTGACTTCGCATTTCATAATTAAATAACAACAATTCTTTTCTTTCCTTTTGATCTCTCATGTATTCACCAACAGACCTCATTGTATATGTAAGATCAAACTCAGCAGCATTCCAATCAGCAAAACGATCTTTAATGAGTTGAGATGAATTGTAAGATATTAGTTGAGGACCGACAAACCGATCACACTTTATAGCAAAGTGATCGTGATTGAATCCTTTATGCATAGAACCTCTCTTACCATAAAGACTACTTTCAATTTCATAAGGTGGATCCAAGTAAGTAAAACACTCTGTATCATCCGTAAGAAGTTGCTCATAAGACAAATTAGTTATTTTCCAATCTTTAATTATCTTAGAGTAGTCAAACAGTTTTTCAATTCCAAGCAGAGTAAAATTACTTGTTGACGCCTGTGGGGAGAACGACGAACTCTCCGTGAGTCCACTGAAAGAGCACTTATTAACGACGTAGAAATAAACAGCACGATCAATAGCAGATAAATTCGGATCATTGACATTCTCCTTTGACTGTAAGAACAATTCTCTTGCCAATTCTGGAGTATTATTTGATGTCTTAAGATCAACCAGACGTTCTTTGAGTATATTTCCTTCGTCTTGCAACTGCTGCCAAAAGTTTACCAGTGGTTGATAAAGATCATTTACCCAAATATTTAGATGTGGATACTTTTTCGTGACATGAATTGCAACACTTCCGCCACCAAGAAATGGTTCCCTATATTCTTTATAATCCCTTAGATCAGGAAAATAAGGATCCATCTTAACACAAGCACGAGACTTACCACCTGGATATCTTAAGCAAGTCTTTAAAGATTTTATGGTGTAATTCATTTAATTTTTTCTGCAACTAACGATCAAAAAGTACCTTAATTTCAACATCAAACATCAGAGATTTTATAATCACGAGGATGATACTTCAAATATTCCCAGAAGGTCAATTTCATTTCCTTCTGGGTCATACCACAATGCTTCGCGGCAGTGGGTAAATTCATTGTAGCACGAAAAAGTGCTTCATTTGATTCATTTACATTCTGGGGAGTAGTTTTAACTTTCTCCTCCACCATTTTGCTTTTATCAATCTTTAGTAATCTCATCATAAAGTATTAGCAGTATCTAAAAGTTTCACAAGGTAATTTTGAAAACTCAATGTGCTTTCTGCCATTGCCCGATATCCAGTTCCGACATATAGTTGTCCCAATAAGACTGATAATGTAGCAGTTCCCCAAAATATATAATAAAACTTAGACTTAATTTGATGCTTTTTAGTTTTTTTCATTTTCAATCTCTTTTACTAAACGTTCTGATTGTTTTCTATCAATTCCACAAGGTGCATTTCTTAAGCAAATTAGAATACACTCAGTATCACTTATTGTGGGTTTAATTGTAAATCCCCATTTGTCAACTTTACTTTCAACAGGTGCTTCAACTTTTGATTTATTTTTTTCCATATCTCTCAGATTGTTGATTACCATAGGAAGTAAACGATGTTCTGCTCTCTGAACTCTGTGATGTAAGGTCTCTTCTGTATCTCCTACACAAATAGGAACAGAAGAAGAATCAATACATCCCCCAGAATCTAACTCTTCAGTCACATAATGAACTGTGCATCCAGTGATTTTATCCCCACTGTCTAATGCCTGCTGAATGGCATTAAGACCTTTATACTTTGGAAGTAATGATGGATGAATATTAATTATCTTATTCGGAAAAGCATTAATCAATCCCGGTGTAACAATTCTCATCCAACCTGCAAGAACTATCAAATCAACTTTGTGTCTATTAAGTTTATCAATGATTTTTTGTTCATCAATACTCTTAATACGGCAGTTGGGAATACCTAATCGTTCTGCTCTTTCTTGAGCACCACATCCTTTGACATTGTAGATCATAACTACAACTTCATGGTCTGGACAATTCTCAACAATGTTCTCAAAGTTAGTTCCGTTTCCAGAACACATGACTCCAATTCTCATTGAAATTCACACTCCATCATAGTAACTTGTGTTGTTCTGCCTTTAATCTCAGCATAATCAATGAGAAATTCATTACCTTCAGCATCTAATACATACAACCAATCATAATCTTTTGCAACTTTTCTATTGCCTTTACCTTTGCCACCACTTTTTAAGGAAGCAATATAGTGTTTCTCTCTTCTATAAGTTGTAGTTTTACATTGAACTTTTTTAACATCTCCTGTAATAGGATTATAAGCTAGAAAATCTACATCAGATTGAGCATCAGCGGTAAAACTAGCAGGAAGATAACCCATTGTTGCTACTTTTGACATACCTTTAGTTACACCCATTGTAACTTGTTGAGATAGATTTACACATTCCTTAAATATTCCCTTTGGAGAAAAATTAGTCATTGTTAATTATGAAACTAATAACAGTATAACGGACAAGTAGTCCGTTTGTCAAGTTTCATTTGAATTCACACTCCACCATAATCTCAGTCAAACAAGCAAGTAAGTTTATCTCCTGGTCCGCCACAAATGCCATTTGATACTGATACTTAGCAAGGACAAGCACAGCAGCAGGAATACTATTCGGAACCAAGGAATCATAACAAGCATCATAAATACGACGCAGTAGGACAGTAGTATCATTGTCCAGGTTATTGACAACCCATTTACGTACTTCGGGAAAATTC